GTTTCAGTAGCAGAAAATGCAGCTTGAGATATATTTAACTTTCTAGGTTGATTTCTATTATCAGTCCAAAACAATAAGTTTTCTAATACATTAATTCCAATAATAAGGTTTGTTTTTGAAAAATTTAACCAACTACTAGAGTTTGCTGAAGTAGTACCTATTAATTGAACAACATCACCAGTAGAAACATTATAAGAAAAAATAAAGTTATTTGAAGTTGGGCTGTATGTGTTTCTAATTGGAAAATTTGGGTCAGTGTAATCTGTTAAAAAAACATAAATAGTATTAGCATTAACGTCGGTATATTCTCCAACAACATCTATATTAGGATTGTTAGCTAAGCTCCTAAAATCTGCTATTAGTTGATTACCCCTAACGTTTTCTAAAGCACCTACGTCAGGCCCTTCTGATTTACTAACTTGTATATTAATTCCTTCTCTATATTCCCCAGATGGTAATAACCTACCATCCAAATCTTGATTCATTTTGGATTTAATAAAAGCATTTTTAACTTCAGCCATTTAATTTACGATTTAATCCATTTAGATTTATTTCTCATTACTTGTACTATTTCATCTAATTTAATATTAGACAATCTAATTTTAGCATTTCTGAGCTTTGCACTTTTTTCTCTTTTATATCTATTAACTAAATATTCGGGGGTATTTGCTTTAGTGGATAAAACGGCATGATTAATATATGAGTATATTGCATCCTCCGCCATTTTAGGAACTTTCATGTCTTGGTCATATGCTAGTCCGTCTGATATATATTCTAAAATAATAAGCTTACCTCTCAAGTCGCTAGAAAAAGACATTTTACCTTCTCTGCTGTTTATAGTAAACCAACCATTAACTTGAGATGTTTCAGGTTCTAACCCATAACGTTGACCTAAAAATGCTTGAGCAAATCCAGCTTGACCATAAGGATATACACCACTAGCTAAAGCATTACTGTCTATATTACCTACTATTAAGTTATCATTTGCTTTTGCCCATCTTTGCTCTGTTAATGAAGTTGCATCTAAATCTTCATCAAAATCATCTTGAATAGGTATACCTTGCCAATCTTGTGGTAATAAACTTTCTGGATTAGAAGTTAAAGTTGTAGGATATATAATGTGCTTAACACCTAAAGAATCAACCCAAGATGTTTTAACATAATTAACATAGTCTTGAGGAATTGGTATAGACAAGTTTGGGGGAATGGTTGCTTCTTGAGATTTTATACTTCTTAATGTGTCATAACTAAATTCTTGCAATGCTCTTTTAACATGAAATATAACATCAGTACGTTTTACATTTGCTATTATTTTACCAGCCCCAACATAACCAACCATAAAATTTGTAACTAAATCAGGTATACTTACATATTGATAACCTCCGTAATTTTCTTCTACAATATTTCCATAAGCATCTCCAGCTCCATATTGTCCGCCAGTTAAAACTTTTAATTGAATTACTACAACCGTAAATTGTGCAGGAATTGCTGTAATTGTTATAACGTTATTAACAACTGTATAAGCTTGTGTATATTCTGTATAAGTTCCAGGAATACCTGTATCGCTAGTATATAATTTAAAATTATTTAATCCATAATTAACTTCTGCAGGATCAAAGCTTCCAAAAACTAAATCAGTATTAAAATTAGCCGTAAAAACATTGTTTGTTCCGTCTGCAACAAAACTTTGTGCGCCTTCGTAATATTGTCTATTGGTTTCTTGTATTAAACCACCATCAGGTTTGGCCATAATTTATTAGCTTTTTTTATTCATTTCATCCATTTGCACTTGCTGTGCAGCGGCTTGTATTATTTGAGGATCTCTTATTACTATTCCAGCATAAACTAATATTCGTAATATTAATTCAGTTTGTTCAGATATATGCAACTCAAAGTCTCTTGACCCGGTTGTTACAGTAGCGCTAAACGGGGTAGCATTATATTGATATTGGCCTAGTGTACCTACAGTAAAGCCCCATATAGGATCTAAAGGTTTTCTAATGTAATCAACTTGTATGTTATTTATAATACTTGTAGGTCTAACAAATAATTTTTGATTCTCATATAAATATGTTGGAAAAGTTGTTGTTGCTTTTGTTAATTTTGATTTTTCGGAGTAATAAAAATCATTTCTTTGAAGTCTTTGTAGTTCAACTTCATTGTTGTAAGTTACAGTGCCTAACCTATAAAAAGTTGATGTTGCGCCGTAAGAATCTGTAGTTGGTAAATTAAAATATGTTTGTCCAGGAGTAGAAAAATTATCATATATAGCATTACCAAATGTTTTAAATATAGCTATTTTTTCATCTATATTTTCTACTCTATCGGAATAATTAAAATCCGTTTGTGGCACACGTATTTGTTGATTTAAGTCTTCAAAGTATTTTTCAAATACTTCAAGCTGAACTTGGGCGCCTACTGAATTAAATTCATCAGGAGTCATATAGCCTCTTTGTTCTTTATTTAATATCAACAAAACTGTTTGATATACAGTATTTACATTTATTGCCATTGTTTGTTTATTATTAATTATAGCGGCTAGGCCACTTTTAATGCGGCCTAACTACTATAATATTACACGTTATGAAAGTTTTTTCTCTATAGATCTATAGATTTCTATACCTTCATCTGTTTTAAAGTAAGCAGCCATAGCTGAATACGGATTTTCATCAAAAGGAACAGTAATTACTTTTCTACCATTTGATGCCCAAGTAAATGTTCTTTGATCTTGTGATAATTTTAATAACCCGCTTTCAGTAGCATTAATTGCTACGTTTCTAAGTTGTACGTTATCGTCATTAGCAAGCTCTATGAATAGATCTGCATTTCTTTGTGCAAATAATATCAAGTCTCTTCTAATCTCCTTAGAACTCATGCTAGATACCTTAGATCCAATCTCTACTCTTAGTACTGCTTCAGCAATGTCAATATCCATTTCACGAGCCATGTTTAAAGCATCAATAGTAATCTCTAAATCATCTAGTTCATCGATAGCAATAACTGCGGCATCAAACTCTTTGTATTTTGTATTCTTTGCAGGATGGTATAAAGAAAGTAATTTTTGTAAATTTTGTTTTTCTTTAGAAACAGCTAATGTTCCATCATAAAAAGTAATATGACCTAATGTTGCTTCTCCTTTTTGCTCTTCAACAAATACAGAGTTTTGATTAGTTGCATATCTTAATTCTTTTTGATCACCAGTTTTTTCATCAAACCATAAAAGTGGATATTTTCCACTATGTCTTGCAGGAATAGTATATGTTATTGGGGATTTATTACCTAATAGAATATAAGTTCTATCTTTAATTTCCCAGCTAGGTTTTGTGGGCTTTACTGGTGTTTTAACAACTGGTTTTTCAACAATTGTTTCTTGTATTACTTGAGGTGCAACCTCAACATTTTTTTGTGCTGTGTTAGCTTTTTTAGCCATGATATAATAAAATTAAATAATTAAAAAAAGATAAAGCAAGGCGCCAAGTACATGACGCCTTATCTTTACCCAGTAAACTATGATGCAGTAAACAATACAAAATTGTTAGCACCTTGTACACATAAACATCTTTCAGATAAGAAGTGAACTACCATAGAGTCAACGTCAGTAGTGTAAGCACCACCAGCTGATCCAGTAATCCAAGACTTCATTCTTCTGTCTTCAGTTTGTGAAGCTCTGTAACGTACGTGTAGAAATGGTCTACGGATATTAGATCCTAAAATTTGATCATATACAGTAGAAGTTCCTGCAGGAATAAGAGCACCATCAATACCAGATACTGCTACACCACCACGAGTTGATGCATCATTCAAGTATTTCCAGTCAGTTTTGTAAAAGTCATAAGAACCTCTTCTAAATCCTGAGAACCCAAGATTCAAAGCCATTTCTTCAGAGTTTTCAAACAATCCGTAAGCAGTTCCTCCATTAGCACCAGCAGATAGGCTAGCAAGCATATCGTCAAAATCTAAAGAAGTTTTTCTGTTTAAGAAAAGCATGTTCTCTTCAATAGCTCCTTGAGTATCAAGATTTTTAAGAATGCTATCAAATTCAGAAAGTCCAGCAGCAGCACTAAAGTTGTTTAAAACATTTCCCCTAGATGTTATAGCAGCAAAAAGACCTTCTGTTCCATTGTATTGAGCAGCAAGACCTGCAACTCCAGAACCAGCTTGAGTTTGCTCACCTTCAACCATTGCCATTTCAAGATAGTCTTCGAAACGTAAACGAGTTTCAGATTCAGCTTTAAGATACCATAGGTAACCAGAAGTTCCATCTTCAGTAGCTACTTCAATCCATCCAATCTGAGCCATATCAGATCCGTTAATTTCGTATCTATCCTTAATAATAATAGGAGAATTACTAAATTGAGTGAATGAAGGAGTAATGCTTGTAATGTTAGTGTCTCCAGTTCCTTTTCTGTATTCAGAGCCATAAACAAAAATCTTAAGACCTGCAAGATCAACACCAGCATCGCCTAAAGTAGTTGCTACAGTAGCGCCATTATAAGGAGCAACAGTAATTGTGCCTAGAGCATCTCCACCAGCATTAGAACCTGTACTTGCTGTAACTAAAACTTTTACTTCTAGTCCGTTAGCTGGATTCATTACTACAAGAGTATCTTGTACAGAAATTACATTATCTACATAAGTAGGTCCCGCAGTAGCTACAAGTGGAAAAGTTAAAATGTTGTCATTGGCAGCGGTTTTAGTAACGCCATCATAAGCAACGTGTAATCTATTTTGTTCTGACCAAATAACTTGATCTGAAGTCATAGGCATTTCTGCTCCTACCATACGAAGGAATCCAGAAAGTGTTCTATTCCCATAACGCTCTACTTCTTGCTCATATATCTCAGGAAGATATTGTGCAGCGAAAGAAGAAAAGTCTGCGTTAGTAGGATCTGTAAAGTTTAAATAATTTGTTGAAAGAGCCTGTTGTTGTTGACTCGGTTTAATTGACCCAAACGAGGGTACTACATTAGCCATGTGTTGTAATTTTAATTGTTAAATTTTGTTGTTTTAATTTTAAGTTTTGAAGAGTCTAATCCACTAATAGCTTTTACTTTCATTCCTCCAAAAGATATTTCACCTGTAGCCGTTTGTCTAGGCGCAGTTGTAATGTTTTTAGATTTAGCAATCTGTTCTTTGATAGCATCGGTTTTACCTTGCTCATAAAAATGATTTGCCATAGTATCAGCATTTCTAGCAGCATAAATAGCTTTGTGATAACCGGCAGGATCTTTCATTTGACCGTTTTCGTCAAGGAACGTCCCTACGAATTCAGATAAATCTTTCTGTTTGTCAGCAACCACGGAAGGATCTTTAATTCCGTACTTAAAACTTTTATTTCCTAATTTAAAATCAAAACCTTTGAATTCATTAGAAAAATAATTATTAGTACTTTGAAGAAAATTATCCCTTACAAGCTCTTTACTTTGCTCTTCTTCTTGGTATCGGTTAAAAAAGTCAGTAGCTTTTTGTTGTTCTTGAGTTATACCAGGTCTCAACTTGATTTCCTCGTAATATTTACTCTTAGTGTCCTCCAAAAAGTTTTTGGCTTTAGCAACCTCTTCCTTAAACGCAAGTTTCTTTTTGCGTATATCTCTATCCTCATCTATTTCCTCATCATAATCAAAATCTTCTAATAAAAGATTTAAATCTTCTGAATCTAAATGTGGTTTTGTTTGTTTATAATATTCTTTAATTAATGTAGTATTATCTACATTACTGTAATCAGCATTTAATCTAGCATAATCATTAACATCTCCACCGGTTTCTTTCATAAACTTTATAAGCTTATCTATACCTTCTGGTAATTCTTCCGCAACAGGTTGATGCGTGCTTTCAACTTGAGTTATTTGCTCATTTGTTTTTTCAGCAACTCCTTCTTCTGTTACTTGTTGCAAAGGTGAGTCTATTTCTTCTTCAACATCCTCACTGGCAACGATGACTTCTTCGGATACTTGTCCCACTTCTTGCAATCCCACTTCGGGTTGTTCTGTGCGTAACACGCTTTCCTCTGTGCTTGGTTCTTGAACGGCATTTGTTTTTTCTTTTTTTACTTCTTCAGCTTCAGCTGGATCTATAAAGTTTACTTTTGTTACACTAGATTCTTTACCTAGATTTTTTAAAGCAGGTTTTCTTTTTTTAATTTTGAATTCCCCTTCTTGTTTTACTTCTGTTGACATGATATAATAAAATTAATTAATAAAAATTACCTTGGGCCAAATTGTTCTAGGCCAAACCCATCTAAATTATCATTTCCTGATGATTCAAAATCTTTGGGTAATAAATCGTTTTGACGTTGATCTATAAGCTCTGATTGTTGAGTTCCTTGAATTCTAACTCTTTTATCTTTACGGTCTTCTATTTCTTGTTCTTTTTGTGTAGTTGCTCTAGCTTGTATTTGAGCTAATTGCATTTGATAATTAAACTCTTCAGCCATTAATTGTTTTTTAATTAAAGCTTCTTGTTCCATTCTTTGAATTTCATAATCAGATTTAGCTTTTTCTAATTGCATTTTTGTTTGGGCTAATGCTTGTTGTTTTTGAACTTCCGCTAATGCCGCTGCTTCCGAAGCTTTAGCATTTGCCTCGCCCTGCGCCGCTATATTAGCTTGTTGTATTTCTTGATCTCGTTTTTGCTTTTGAGTTCTTTTTACTTTTAAAAATTGATTAGCTAATTTTAAATTATTAATTTGTCTTATATCAATTGCATCTTCCAAATCAATACCGCCTTGCTGCAATGAAACCTGTATATTTTGTTCTAATTGTTGCTTTTCTTCTTCGTCAGGCTCTAGTTCTAAAAATATACCAAAGTCATGCATTGCTACTTTTTCCATTTCTTCTAAAGTTGCAACATTAAAATTATTTATACTATTTAATAAAGATTCTTTCGTTAAAGGAAATTGTAATGCGTCATTTACTCTTAGGCTTATATTTTCTGCGGTTTTTATAGTAATATACATTAAAGACTTTAATATGTGCCTTGTGGCTGTATTTGAATTAGCTGCAGCCATTTTTTGTAATCCAACTAGAGCATTTTTATCAGGAGTGCTAGCATCTCTAGCCTCATTTAATCCAGTCGTATCTCTTATCATTTGTAAATAATACTGATAAGTTTGTATTAAAGATTGTATTTTAGCAAGGCCACTAGAGGATTGTAATTCTTGTATAGGAACTTTACCCCTGTTTAATTCACCATCTTGAGTTAAAGACCTTCCAACAATACTACCTGTTTGGAAATACATGTTTAACGCTTCTGCTGGATTATAATTTGTTCCATTGCCAAGGTCAACTTCCGCAAGCCCGTCCATATCTAAATATACCCCATCTGGAACCACACGAGATAACACTTGCTGTAGCTTTAAATGAGTTAATTGAATCATATCCGCAAAGCTAGTTACTCTATTAACCAAAGAATCTACTCTACCCTTATACATTCTAGGGGCTGAAATAGAATAGCTCATATTAACTTTTGTAGTATCTGAATAAGGCCTAGTCATATTTTCAGCAAACTTCCATTCTAAAATTTTATCCATTCCAAGAACTTTAGCTCCTGAATACAAAACTTCTATACTTCTGGATACTCTTTCAAAGTTGTCGTTTTTAGGTGGGTCAAATAAATCATCTTTTTCAATTGTTTTTTCTAAACCTTGATCGGTTTTTTTAATTTTAAAAACTTGATTGGTATATGTTTTATATTCAAAATATAATATAGAAACAAGATTATTATCATCTTGTCCTCCATAATTTCTTACATAATTACTATATTGGGAAGGTCCTTTGTATTTTTGTATTTCTTCTAATTCACTATCTGTTAAAGTTGGAAATTGTCTTTTAACTTCTGATAAGCTTAAGTTTTTAACTTCTCCAACATAATATAAATCTTCAAAGTTAGGGTCTTCTGTATAAGAATAAACCATAGCTGCAGGATCTACGTAATCAACTGTAACACCTTCTGATAAGTTAAAACTTGTTTTTGAAGCTCCAATTCCTAACACTGTTAAATCATATGCAATTCTTCTTTGATCTTCACTATACTTATTAGCATTAAAAACATTTTCTATTAATTCTTCTTCAGCAATTTCAACAGATTGTTTGTAATTTAATTGCATTACTAAATCTAATTCCTCTTTGCTCTTTGGTAAATTTTCAGGATTAGAAGTATTATAAAGGTCTGCGCCTGTGCTTTGCTTAATATTTTCAACAAAAGATTGCGAATACATATCTTCCATTATTCCCGCCGCATAATCAGTTCTTTCTTTTAAAGCAAAAGGATCAGTTGCAAAAGATTTTATTTTGTATCCTTTATCTGTCATTCCGTTTACTACAATATCTACAAACTTTGGAATAACGGGTACAATTTTCCAATCTAAATTTAAATAAGACAAATCACCATTAATAGATAATTCATCTTTATATTTTGAAACGGGTTGTTCCCCTCTAGCATATAATCTTAAACTATGATAGTTTTGAAAATTCTGTAAATATCTATCACCGCCTATATCTTGTCTGAACCATTCGTTTTCAATGGCTTGAGCCACTTGTAACCCATAGTCATAACTATTCTTTACTGAATCTGGTACTACCTGATCTGGGAATGAACTGTTATAATTTGTGTAAACCATTTATTTTTGAATTATTTTTGATGTAAAGCCATCATTGTTATATTTTTTTATTCCTAAACTCATAGGTTTTAAAACCCTTTTAGCTACGGGAGCATACTTATTTTTATTACATGCCATTATAGCTAAACCTGAGCTAATTGATGCATCAAATTTTGTTCTGTTATTTAAATTAAATTTAGACCAATCATTGAGTGTTCTTATAAAATACATATCTCCATATGTATCATTATTAAATCCAATATAAGAATCTATGTAGCTTTCTATTGCGGCTGCGTGTGCTTGCTTCATATCTTCACTGGAGTTTGGTACACCACCAATTTCTCTTTCAGTAACAGATAATTTATTATAGGTTTTGTCTGGTCTGTTTATTGAATAGCCTCTATAACCTCTCCTTTTTAAATAATATAATAACCTAGGTTTGTTATTCTCTGCTAAGATAGGCATCCCATAGAACACTAAAGCCATTAATACATCCTCAAAAAAGGTTTCTGCATTATCAGGTCTTGCAACGTATTCTAAAAAAAACATATTAGGTGGTACATCTTCCATAGAAAACTTAGTTAATCCGTGTAAAGATCCTTTAGAACCTCTACCATCGACTGTACCAGATATATCGTAACTATCACATCCAAATGCGCCACAGTGTTCATTGCCTGGATATTTAGCTCCATTCTTTAAAATCATTCTGTTTTGCATATTGTTATCTGGAACCCAGGAAACAAAAAATCTACCTTTATTATTTGGTACAAACATTACTTTTGTATCTCTAACACCACCTAACCATTGAAAGTTTCCTTGCGTTATTAGGCTAGAGTGTTTAATGTCTTCATTATAATCTATTTGTTCGTAAATCTTAGTTAGATTAAATAAAGATTGTTTTGTTTCATCCCTAAATGCATGCTGTATAGTTCTTGGGAACTGTCTATAAAATTCATTTAAAGCGTCTTGATCTGTTTTTAAACCTTCAACTTCGTTTTGCCAATAATCTATTACACCTATATCTACTTCACTTTTATCTATACCAATTATTGGTTTTTCTGGCGTATCGAATATAGGTACTCCATATTTATCAATGAATCCTTCGTAGTTCCATTCCATAGGTATGAACAAAGAATATAATCCTGAGCTAGTCTGTCCATTGCGGTTTCTTTTAGTAACGTTTGAATTTTCATATAGCTTTTTAAAATTTTCTCCCCCTTTATCTAATGCATTTGATGTTGATCCCATCATACACTTACCTACTATTCTGCTACCTAATCTTAACGTGGTTTTAGTTACTCGCCAGTTGTTTAATATATTATCTGGTCTTTCCCATTTACCAGATTCATCATGTACTAGCAACTTTAGTTTTTCCCCGTCATAACTGTTATCTCCTGTATTCTTCCAGTCAATAGTAGTATCTAATCCTTCAATATCTTTTAGCTGCTCGTTTAATTCTATTTTTCGTCTAGTTAGTTTCGACGCCGGGACCCTGTACGCAAGCTCTGTCTTCGGCCTGTCCATCCCGTCCTGTACCGGCTTAAAGAAGAACGGATAGTTCGTGGATATGGGTACAACCTTGTCGGTAAACATCTTTTTTGCATCAGCACCCGTCTTCGATAAAATTCCAAATCTAGCATCGCTTGATATCGTTGCCTGGCTAACAGTCTCTGATGATGCCATGAAGCTAAACCCAGACCGTCTATTCTTGAGGTAGCATATACCGTAACATCTACTGTCGGCCTTACAGGCTTCCCAAAAAATGTAGAATAGTCTGTTAGATTCCCTGAACTCTGCGGCCCCAACATCAATCTTGGTCCACTGCAAGTACATGTAGTGAGAACCAGTAACGTAAGTAGGGGTACCATTATTATAGAACGAAAACCCTTCTTCTCTAGCTTTAAATTCATTCTCTATATAGTTATACCATTGTTCTTTAAAATTGTCTGGATAAGCATCCCAATCAAAAACACTTTTAATTTTACTAAGTGCTTTGGGGTATTCAAATTTTTCCCAATATTGTTCGGCTTTTACATTGCTTCTTTTATAAGCTTTGTTTATTATTGGTAACCCAATCCTAAAGCCTTGTATATCATATATTGCACCTACTGTACCGTTTTTACTTATAACTACTAAATCATATTCTTTGTTATAACCGTACTTAAAGCTTTTTAATCTATTTAACCTTTTTAAAGTATTAGGTCTTATGTGATCATCTACAATTGAATATAGCGTTTGTTGATACATTATTTAGATCTGCTTTCAGCAAAACCACCAAACTTTTTAGCTTGCTTTGTATTATCTTCTAACATTTTTTCTTCTTGCTCTATTCGGCTTAGTATTTCAAATGCATCAAATATTGCTAATTTTTTAGTTGCAGCAGCATTTTTAAGTCTGTCCGCGGATATGTCATCACCTGAATCTACAATCGCTTCTTTAGCTACTTTAATTAATTCCTCAACTGCTAACTGCCCAGCCTGGATTATATTCAACTTCGTTTCCTTTGTGTTCATATTTAATAACAATATCATTTGATTTCATACAGTATAAACGCTCATTGTCTATTATAAATTCCCATTCACCATTAGGCGTGTAGCCTACTAGGTCACCAGAGCTAATATCGAGCTCGTTTAAAGAGCTATTGTCATATTTTAATATACCAATAAGGGCTTGTTCTTTTTCTTGCTTTAAATAGTCATTATTTAAAATAGGCTTAACAAAGCATCTGTCTCCAAAAGACTTCCACCTTCCTTCTGTTCTATATAAATAAATTTGATCTATCTGACAAAAATATAAATTATCTTTAAAATATTTACTACCGTTTTTTTCTTTACCTCTTATATCATAATATCTTCTAAAAATATTATGATGTATTATTATTTCATCACCTACTTTAATGGGTGTTTTGTATGCTAAGGGTATTGAAATTACTTTAGCTTTTTTATTTATAAACTTAAAAGATTCTATATTACAATTTAATATTAAATTTTTATCGTTTACTTTTAAATTATTATCATATCTTTCTCCTATTGGTTCAACAATAAAATCGTATATGCTATTCATATTCTAAATTATATTCAACGGACACCGGCATGTTATAGTTAAACTTTTTCCATGGCAACACCTCATCATTTTTTTTAATAAATATATTATAGGAATGGTCAGTTTCGTCCAATACGATATAAGCTATTTTATGTCCCCCGTAGACCTCTTGTCCAACAGAGTAGTGCATAGCATCGCTTTTATATTCAGACCCAATACTGATCTTCCTTATAATACTAGACATCTTATTGTTTTACTTCTTCAGAAGATTCGATTTCAGTATACTCACCTGTTTCCAAGTCAATGCTAATTGCACCGTATTCTTTTTCTAACTCCTTTTTATATTCTTCCATTTGTTGACTTATGCCGGCATATTCGTGTAACAGTACATGCTTTTGATTTTCAACAAATCCAACGTCTCTTAAAAGGTTGGCCATTGATGTTTGCTGTTCTTTAACTTTAGCAAGTTGCTCTTCTGTTACTTTGTTTTTTACTTTTTTTGTTTTTACTTTTTTCATTTGATTAAATTTAATTGATTATAAAATATTTTTACCTTAATACTAATAGATTTGTTGCCGTAGTAGC